ACAGACCCGCACTCCGGCGCACTACCTGATCGGCCGCATGGCCAACCTCAGCGGGGACGCGCTGATCGCGGCGGAGACCGGCCTGGTGAAGCGGGTCGAGGAGAAGCAGCTGTGGTTCGGGCAGGCCCTGCGTGAGGTGTTCCAGCTGATCTGTCTGGCCCGCGGCGAGGACGCCAAGGGCAAGGCGCTGGCCGCCGGAACGGTGCTGTGGAAGGACCCGCAGTCGCGGAACCTGGCGCAGCTGACGGACAGCCTGCTGAAGCTGAAGCAGATCGGGTTCCCCTTCGAGTGGCTCGCCCTGCGCTTCGGTCTGACGCCGACCGAGGTCACGACGCTGATGGATATGCGGGCTCGGGAGGCCGAACTGGATCCGGTGGCCGCCATCATGGGCGGCGGCCCTCCCGCCATCAATCCGACGTCGGCCCCGCATGAGGATCCGGCCCGGGACGGCGGGCCGTGACACAGCCGCTCGCTCTGGCCGGGCAGTACGCGGTCCGGCAGCGGAAGATCGCGGTCGCCACCATGGCCGCAGCCTTGCGCGAGTGGGGCCTGCTGAACGTCGCCGATTTGCGCGCCTCCTGGTCCGTCATCGGCCCCCGCCTGGTGACCGTCCTGACCGCGGGCCAGTTGGCCGCTGCCGACGGGGCGACCGACTACGTCGCAGAGACGGCGGCCGCGCAGGGCGCCGAGGCCGAGGCCGCCGACACGGTCAACGCCTCAGCGTTCGCCGGTGTCGCCGCGGACGGACGGACGCTGGACACGCTGCTGATGCGGCCGCTGATCGCCGCGTACCGGACCATCGGACAGGGCGCGAGCGCGGACGAGGGCCTCCGGGCCGGGCGCGGGCTGCTGGCGACGATCGTGCGCTCGGAGGTCGCCGACGCAGGCAGGGGGGCTGTCGGCGTCGGCATCACGGGGCGCCGCACGATCCAGGGCTACGTCCGCGTCGTACAGCCGCCGGCCTGCGCCCGCTGCATCATCTTGGCGGGCGTGGAGTACGGCTGGAACAAGGGCTTCCAGAGGCACCCACGCTGCGACTGCATCCACCTGCCGACCACACTGATCGCCCGCAACCAGCATCGCGGCGGGCTCAACGGGGACAGCCCCACGACCCGCTTCGGCAGCAGCGCCCGGGGCGTCGTCGATCCGCGGTCCTACTTCGCCGGCCTGTCGCGGCCCGAGCAGGACCGAGTGTTCACCGCGGCCGGGGCGCAGGCGATCCGCGAGGGCGCCGACATGGGCCAGATCGTCAACGCCCGTCGGGGCATGTACACCATCACGACCGCCTCCGGACGGGCGGTGCGCGCAACGCGCGAGGGCACGACGACGCGCGGCCATTTCTACCGGCGGGAACGGGCCCGGGACATCGCCAGGGGCCGTGTGCGTGCCGACATCGGCCGCCAGTACCGGCTGACGACGGCGCGGCTCCTGCCCGAGCAGATCTACGAGCTCGCCGGGAGCCGCGACGAGGCGATCGCCATGCTGCGCCGCTTCGGCTATCTGACCTGACCGCGCGCAACGCGCGGTCCCGACTTCCGCAATGGGAGCACGCACATGGATCTCTCCACCCTGCCTCGCCGTGCCCGTGGCCATGCCGCCGGCTGGTCTCACCCCTACCCGGTGGGCCCCTGGTCGCCCGTCTTCTACGCCGACGGCGACGACCAGGACGACGACCAGGACAACGGCGACGCCGACGACCAGGACGACTCCGGCACCGGAGACGACCAGGACGACGGCGACGATGACAAGGACCCGGAGGGCGCCGACCAGCTCGGCGACCCCGGCAAGAAGGCCCTCGAGTCGATGAAGGAGCGGCTGCGCACGGAGCGGGAGCGGCGCAAGGCCGCCGAGACCGAGCGCGACCAGCTCAAGGGCACTGGCGACGCCAACGATCCGGAGCGGATCCGCAGCGAAGCCGACCGGGCCGCGACAGGCCGGGCCAACGCCCGCATCGTGCGCTCCGAGGTCCGGGCCGCCGCCGCGGGCAAGCTCACCAATCCGCGGGACGCCCTCGCCTTCCTCGACCTGACCCAGTTCGAGGTCGACGAGGACGGCCAGGTCGACGAGACCGAGATCGCCGACGCGATCGAAGACCTCCTCAAGGAGCGCCCCTACCTGGGAACTGCCGCAAAGGCACCCGAGCCCAGGTTCCAGGGGACCGGAGACGGCGGCGCCCGCAAGGGGACCGGCGGCCCCAAGCAGCTCAGCGAGCAGGACGTGAAGAAGATGACGCCCGAGCAGATCGACGAGGCTCACCGCAAGGGTCAGCTCCGCGACTACCTCGGCGGATAACCACCCCGAGAGGAAACCGATGTCCATCAAGCGTTTCCGGCCGGAGATTTGGTCCGCCAAGCTCCTGGTCGCACTCCGCAAGAACCTCGTGTACGGCGGGCCCGGCATGGTCAACCGCGACTACGAGGGCGAGATCCAGGAAGCGGGCGACACCGTCCGCATCACCTCGATCTCCCGCCCGACGATCGGGACCTACGTCCCGAACCAGACGGTCATCACGCCCGAGGAGCTGACCGACGCACAGCGCACGCTGGTCGTCGACCAGTCGAAGTACTGGGCGTTCAAGGTCGATGACGTCGACAAGCGGCAGGCCAAGGGCGACGTGATGCCGCAGGCCATGTCCGAGGCGTCCTACGGGCTTTCCGACGTGGTCGACCAGTACCTGGCCAGCCTCTACACCCAGGCGCAGTCCGCGAACCAGCTCGGCACCATCGCGGTCCCGGTCGCGAACCCCGAGTACTTCTACTCGAAGATCGTCGTCCCGCTGGGCGTGACGCTGGACCAGGCCAACGTGCCGGCCGAGAACCGGTGGATGGTCATCCCGCCGTGGCTCTACGGTCGCGCGCTGCTCGACCCGAACTTCATCAACGCCGACAAGTCCGGCGACAGCGGTAACGCCTTCCGCAACGGCATCGTCGGCTCGTCGGGCGGCTTCACGATCATGCGGTCCAACAACGCCCCGAACCCGACCGGCGACGACTACGTGGTCACCGCGGGCAACGGCACGGCGATCTCCTTCGCCGAGCAGATCAACAAGACCGAGGCCTACCGACCCGAGAGCAGCTTCTCGGACGCGGTCAAGGGCCTGGCGCTGTACGGCGCGAAGGTCATCCGTCCCGAGGCGCTGGCCACGGCCATCGCTTCCCAGACCTGATCGGAGGCCTGAGACATGGCACGCACCGCTGTCGCGTACAACAGCTTCGTTCCCAACGCGGGCGTGGCGGATTCCTCGCTCACCGCGGTCACCCTCAACCCGGGCACCAGCAACGGGCACACGATCGCCAAGGCCGAACCCGAGCTCACCGTGCTCCGCGTCGCGGCCGGCTCGACCGGCGGCAACGTCACCATCAAGGCCGGCACCCTGCCCCTGGCCATCGCCAGCGGCCAGGGCGACCTGGTCGTGAACGTCGCCGCCAACACGATCTCCTGGATCGGCCCGTTCGAGTCCGGCCGGTTCCTGCAGAACGACGGCAGCATGCTCGTCGACGTGGCCGCCGCCGTCGTCCCCGGCACCATCACCGCCCTGCGAGTTCCGAGGAACACCTGACATGGCCGAGACGATCCACCTGCGGGGCGAGGGCGGCGGCATCCACGCGATGGACCTGCCGCTGCCCGAGCCGATCGAGGAACGGCTGCGCAAGGGCATGCTCCAGCGCGTCAACGAGGACGGCAGCCTGTACACCGAGCCTTCGGACGACGACCAGGTCCCGGCGCCCCCGCTCACCGAGCCTGCCCGAAGCGCCAGCAAGGCGGATTGGATGGGCTGGGCGGTCGTCCAGGGTGCCGATGCCGAAGAGGCGGACGGCATGACCAAGGCCGACCTCATCGAGAAGTACGGCACCCCGAGCAGCTGAGGAGGGACCCGTGCCACTCCCCTCCCTGGCCACGCCCGAGGACGCCACCGCCTACGGCTACAGCCTGTCGGAGGCGTCCGCCGCCGCCCTACTCACCCGCGCGTCGGTCCGTATCCGGCGCGCGGCAGGACAGCCCATCACTCCGAGCGTCGTCACCGTCCAGCTCACCGTCGACAGTGACCGAGTCGAGTTGCCCGCCCCGCCGATCCTGGAAGTCCAGACGGTGTCGGCGGTCGCCGAGGACGGCACCACCAGCGCCCTCACGGGCTGGTGGTGGGACGGCGAGTACCTGCGGCTGGCCGACTGCCGGACCAGGCGCGTGCTCGTCACCTACCGGCGCGGGTGGGCGACGGTGCCTGACGGGATCGTGGAACTCGCCTGCCAGGTCGCCAACCGCATCGGGGACTCCCCGGTCGGCATGGAGGCCGGGATCCGCGAGCGGGCCATCGACGACTACCGGGAGACCTACGCGGCCGAAGCCACCCAGACCGCCGGCGACCTGCTGCCCGGCGAACTCACCGCCCTCCAGCGCGAACTCGGCGAACGGTGCGTATGGGTGGTGGGCACACCGTGAACCTCGACTCCATCCTGACGTCGGGGCGCGCGGCGGCCGAGGAACGCATGCGCGACACCGTCCGTCTGTACACGCAGGCAGACGGCACCTTCGACCGGGACACCGGTACCACCGTGCCGGGCGCCCAGACGACCCTGTACACGGGCAAGGCCCGCGTGAAGGCCATCGCCGCGAGCACCGGCCAGGAGACCGAGGCCGGTGAGCGTGAACTCGTGCTGCGCGAGTACGAGGTGCACCTGCCGTGGTCGACGACCGTGCCGGGCGCCCGCGTGCTGCCCGGCACCCGTATCGAGGTGACCGCGTCGGCCGATGCCCGCATGGCCGGCCTGGTCCTGTGGGTCACCGGGGCCAGCTTCAGCGACCAGTCCACAGCGTGGCGGATCAGAGTGGAGGACCGGTCATGAACGGTGCCCGTTTCGACATGGGCGACGTGCGGCGCCTCGAGCGGCACCTGGCTCGCGCGATCCCCCGAGCGCGCCGCGATGCTCGGGCTGTGGTGCGGCGCGGCGCGATGAACATCAAGAAGGACTGGAAGACAAACGCCCGCGCGTCCGCACCGAAGCACGCCCCGGCCTACCCCCGCACGATCAGCTACGACGTCGCCGCCTACGGCCCCGACCTCACCCTGGCCATCATCGGCCCGGACAAGGGCGGCGCACAGGGCGCACTCGGCAACCTGCTGGAGTACGGCTCGGTGAAGAACCCTCCGCACCGGGACGGCGGTCGGGCCCTGGACGTCGAGGAGCCCCGCTTCGAAGCACAGCTGGCGCTGATCGCCGAGCGCGGACTGGCCTGGTGGTGAGCGGATGACGACACCAGCAGTCCTGCCGCATGTCGACGCCGTCCAGGCCGCGCTTGAGGCCGACGGCCTGACCGTGTACCTCGGCGGGGCGCCCACGGCGGCTGGCTGGTCGCCGCCCGACGTGTATGTCGTGCTGTACCCGGAGCCCGGGGCGGCCGTCCGGGAGTCGCTCGCCGACGCTCGCACGGACTTCACGACGACCTTTCAGATCACCTGTGTGGGCGGCTCGATGGAGCGCGCCCTGTGGGCGGCCGACAAGGTGCGTGCCGCCCTGTCGACGCCGCTGGCGGTCGAGGGCCGGGCCACGTGGCGGCCGGAGGATCTGGGCGGGCCTCCGGTACAGCGCGACGACGACACCAACCCTCCCAGCTGGTTCGTGCCGGTGCAGTACCGGCTGATGTCCATCCCCGCCTGACAGGAGATTCCCCCATGGCGCTACTCGCGCAGCAGGCCATTGCGCGTTCCGGCCTGACCCCGACCTACTCGGCCGCGGCCGCATCCACCACAGTGACGTGCGGCGACCGCTCGTTCCTGCACGTGAAGAACACGAACGGCAGCTCGATGACCGTGACGGTCACAGCGACCGCCCAGGTCGACGGCCAGCCCGTGACCGACCTCGTCGTCACGGTCCCGGCGACCACGGGCGACAAGATGATCGGCCCGCTCACCCAAAAGCTCTTCGCGTCCGCCGCGGACGGCGTGAGCGCATCAATCACCTACTCGTCGACGACCAGCGTCACCGTCGCCAACCTCACCATCTGACGCTCCCCCTGCCCCGCTCCGCCCCGTTTACCGGGGCTTTCTTTATGCCCCGAGGAGGGCCCCATGTCTGACCTGATCAATGACGGCATGACCAAGGTGGTCTGGGCGACGACCATTTCCAACATCAACGCCCCGACCACGACCGAGCTGAACGCGGGCCAGGACTTCACGCCGCGCATCACCCCCGACGGCCTCAAGCTCGACCCCAGCACGGCGGACGTCGACACGTCCTCGCTGGCGAGCACGTTCGACACCAAAACCGTCGGCCGGATCGGCTACGACGCTGAGGTGACCTTCAAGCGGGGCACCACCACGCCCGAGGACCTGCCGTTCGCGACGCTGAAGTACGGCGTCAGCGGATACCTGGTCGTGCGCCGCGGCATCGCCTACGCCACCGCCTGGGCCACGTCCCAGAAGGCGGAGGTGTACCCGATCACCTGCGGCGAGCCGCAGAACAACGCGCCAGCGTCGAACGAGGTCATGAAGTTCACCAGTTCGATGAAGGTCACCAGCGCTCCGGCGACCGCCGCGACGGTTGCCTGATGGCGAGCAGCATCGAGGAGATCCTCGCCCGTGCGAAGCCGCGCGAGAAGACCGTCCAGGTCTGCCTCGCGGGCGACCTCGCGGGCGAGGCCGAACGTCTCCAGGACGAACTGTCGCGCGTCTCGGAGGACTGGGAGCCGGAGGACCTCACGGACGTGCACCCGGGCCGCGCGGTCGCCGAGCAGCTCAAGGCGGTGCACACGCAGGTCCGGGCGGCCGAGGAGCCGTTCACGTTCCGGTACATCGGCGACCGGGCGTACTCGGACCTGATGGCCGCGCACCCCTCGGAGAGCAGCCAGGAGGCGTTCGACTCCGAGACGTTCCCGCGGGCGCTGGTCGCCGCATCGTGCGTTCAGCCGACGATGACGCCCGAGCAGGTCGCCGAGCTGTTCGAGGTCATCAACGAGGGCGAGATCAAGAAGCTGTTCGACGCGGCATGGGACGTGCACAACAGCAGCGATGTCGTCCCTTTCTCGTTGGCCGCCTCCGCACTCCTGGCCTCCCTCATCGGCGAGAAGTAGAGACAGCACGGCGCTGGGGGGTGCCTCGAAGCGTCTTCCTCGGGCGGGTCGTCGCGGAGGGCGAGCCCCTGTTCCTGGATGAAGACCGAGCCTGGGCGTTCGCCCTCGCCGAGGTCGAGGCAGACACCTGCCCTGATTGCCAGCAGCAGTGGAGCGAGGCAACGGACCCCGAGAACGAGTTCTCGTACCGGGCCGAGGTCATCCGTTGCCACGCCTGCGCCACGTCGGCCAAGACCGTGAAGGCCCGGAGCGACAAGGGCCAATCCATCGATGGGCTGCACGTCCACCTCGAACTCGAAAAGCGCAACAGGGGGTGAGCCGTGGCTACTCGCAGTGTCACCGTGCGGCTGCGTGCCGACATCAGCAGCTACACGCGCGGCATGCGGACCGCGGCCCGCGACACCTCCAAGCTCGCGGGCGCCGGCGCGGCGGTAGGCACCGCGATGCTCGCGGGGTTCGCGGTGGCGGCGGCCTCCGCCGCCAAATTCGACAAAGCCCTCAGTAATGTCAGGGCGGTCACCGGGGCGTCCTCCAAGGAGATGGAGAAGCTCAGGTCAGCCGCCCTGCAGGCTGGCAAGACCACCAGTTTCACGGCGACGGAGGCCGCCGACGCCGAGGCTGAGCTCGCGCGCGCTGGCGTCTCGGTCGCGAACATCACCGGCGGCGCCTTGAAGGGCAGCCTGGCCCTGGCTGCGTCCGGTCAGATCGACCTCGCCGAGGCAGCGACCGTCAGCGCCCAGGCTATGAATACGTTCGGGCTGTCGGGCAAGGACGTCACGCACATCGCCGACGTGCTCAGCGCCGGCGCCAACAAGTCCGCCTCGGACGTGCACGGCCTGGGCATGTCGCTGCGGATGGGCGGTCTACTCGCCCACCAGACGGGCCTGTCCCTGGAAGACACCGTTGGTGTCCTGTCGGCGTTCGCCGACCACGCGTTGATCGGCTCGGACGCCGGTACCTCGCTGAAGACGATGCTCCAGCGCTTGGTCCCGCAGTCGGACGAGGCCAAGGCCGCCATGCAGAAGATTGGTTTCAGCGCTTACGACGCTTCAGGCAAGTTCGTCGGCTTGAGCGAGTTGGCCGGCCGCATGAAGACCAGCTTCTCGAAGCTCACGCCCGAGGCCAGGAACGCGGCCATGGCCACGATCTTCGGATCGGACGCCGTGCGCTCCGCGACGATCCTTTACGAGCTCGGCTCCCAGGGCATCGACAAGTACACCAAGTCCGTCAACGACCAGGGCGCCGCTGGCCGGATGGCCGCGATCCAGACCGACAACCTGATCGGCGACCTGGAACGCCTCAAGGGTGCCATCGAGGTGGCGCTCATCGAGGGCGGTTCGGCAGCCACCGGGGCACTGCGCGGCATGACTCAGTGGATCACCAGGCTCGTCAACGCCTACAGCAGCCTGCCCCCCGAACTCCAAAAGGGCGTCACGCTGTTCACGGGCATCGGCGGCGCGGCGCTGCTGGCAGGTTCCGGGATCCTGCTCCTGCTGCCCCGTATCGCGGCGACTCGTGCGGCGCTCGCGTCCATGGGTGTGACTGCCGCGCGGACACGGATCGCTCTGGGCATGCTCGGCAAAGTGACCGCTGTCGTAGCGGGTCTGGAGCTCATCTCCTACGCGTCCCAATCGATTCGCGATCAGTTCAAGGACGCCCCGCCGTCGGTGTCGAAGATGGCGAGTTCCCTCGTCGACCTCGGCAAGCACGGCAAAATCTCCGGCGAGGGCCTCAAGTCCCTCGGTGGGAACCTCGATAAATTCAACGAGGCTGTTAAGCGTGTCGCTCACCCTGACTGGGAAGCCCGAACCACCGACATCGTCAACAGCCTCACCGGCAACATCACCAAGGGCATTGCGGAATCACAAATCCCCCTGGATGAGGCTCACGACAAAATCAAGGCTGTCGACGAGGCCCTGGCACAGCTCGCTCAGTCAGGCAACGCGCAGCTCGCCGCCGATGCTTTCAACCAGCTCGCGGGCGCGGCAGCGGCGGACGGCACCAGCAAGGAGAAACTGCTCACCCTGTTTCCGCAGTACGGCGATGCGCTCGCCGGCGTCGATGTGCAGACCAAGACGAATGCCACTTCCCAGAAGGAACTGGCCGCGCAGCTCGGGATCACCGCTGACCAGTTGCAGGACAACCGCACCGAGGCCGAGAAGCTCGTCGGCGCACTGAACTCCCTGAATGGCGTCAACATCAGCGCTGGCGAGAAGGAGATTGCTTTCCGGCAGTCCCTCGCCGACCTGAACACAGCCGTGAAGGAGAACGGCCACTCGCTGGACGTCACCAGCGACAAGGGGC